CCTACTCAAGAAGCAAAAAATGCTTATCAAGATGCATTACTTCTAGCTAGAGATTACCATGTAAGATTTGATAATAAAGATTCTATGCTCTTTGGATGGGGTACAATGTCTGCTCCAATAGCTGTAAGAAAAACAGAAAACTTACAAGATGGAACAGAAGTAGTTAGCAAAAGCACTCCGGATAACGCTAACTCAAAAAAAATAAAAGAAGATTTAAAAATTACATCAAAAGAATTTAATGTTCCTAATTATAAACATAAGTTATCAAAAGGTGAATTTATTAATTGGGGTAAAATATTAAGTGACCCTGCTTACGCTGAAAAATGGATGCGTGATGTTGTAGAACCTTTAATTGGTAGACCAGTTCGTGAAGGAGATAAAATTTTACCGAATCAAACGCACATACTTGATTTAACTGATAAAGATGTATTTCAACGAGCACAAGTATTTAAAAAATTATTAGAACAAGAGTTAGGTTCTTACCTAAGTTTAACTAAAACTGGTCAAGCACTTATGAACCTTACAGATAAAAATAAAATACTGCAAATGGCTAGGGATAAAAAAATTGTTTTACCTAATAAAATAGATATTAACAATGAAATTGATAGAGTGTTTCAAATAACAGATGATTTTAATTTGTTAAACGTAAATAAAATTACCGATATTAATCTTGGAATTGAAACAGCTAGTGCTTTAAGTCCTATGATTAGAGAGTACTCACAAAAAATAACAAAAGAAATAAAAAATGATATAGAAAAATCTCGTAAAATAGTACAAGAAAAACTTCGTAAGATTAAATTTAATACAGAAAAATTAAGTGATGCCGCAATCGTAGCAAGATATGGAGCAAACTTAGCTGACCCAGTGCAATTTTATAAAGCTGTTATTGAGGGTGGAAACATGGCACGATTTAATGCAATGAGAACTTCTTTAACAGAAGGTACAACAGCAGTAATGACAAAAGATGAGTTTGATGATGTTGCTAGAACATTATACCGAGAATGGTACATGAATTTTAGTAAAATAAGAGTTCTTGATTCTAGTAAAATGCAAATAGATATAGTTAGCAAAGTTGATGAACAAATAGGAGTTATTCAACAAGGAAAGCAAGCAATAGCAGAAAGCACAGGAAAAGTTAGAAATGTTTATCAAACTAATTTAGGATTAGCATTAGAAGAATTTGATAAAAGCCAAGAAGTTTTATACTATTTATTTGGTAAAGAAGGCGTAGATGCAACAAGAGAAGTACTACAAGTAATGGCGGCAAAAGCATCTGTTAATGTTGACCAAGTTAACTTACAGAATATGCCAAAACCTTTATCAGTTGAAAGTTGGATAAGTAGAATTTATTCTATAAACAGAGGAGTTATATCTCCTCGTTATGTTTTAACTGAAGCGGCTTTACAAAAATATAGAGTAGGTAAAACTGATATGATTATTGATTTACTTAGTCAGCCAGAAGCGGCAAAAATAATTAAAAGTTTAATTACAGATGGTTTAGCAAAAAGTCCTTACTTAGATGTACGTTTACAAAAATTCTTTAAAGCCAATACTGTTAATGCAATACTACTTAATGAGTTCCTAAGTGATGGTGGAGTATTAGACCCGGGAACTGAGGATAGCTTATTAGGAACTGATAGCACACTAGGTAAAGCTTTTAGAGCACCTTTTCAAGTAGAACAAAGATTATAAATGATTAAGATATGGTTTATGCTAGTATTAGTATCTATGCCAAACGCACCCTCTGTTAAATATAATGGATTTATATATCCAAGTGAAGAAGAATGCCAAGTAGCTAGATATGAATTACATGAAGCATATAATGAAAAGTCCACAGAGTATAAAGAAACAACAATAATAGATTCCTACTGTGTTGAATTTGATAGTTTTCCAATAGCAGGATTAAATAAAACGGGAGTTTAGTATGGCTGACAACTGGGATAAAGAAAAGACAATGATAGCGGAACTTAAAACAGATGTTAAATACATTAGAGAAGATATAAATATAATGCAAAAACAAATAAGAGATTTAAGCACTTCTGCACATATGGGTATAGGAGGGCTTAAAGTGGCACTATTTATTGGTGCTATATTAGGTGGGTTGTACACATTTATGAAATTTTTAAAATAGGAGAAACAATGAATAAAATAAAAGATATGTGGAATGACTTGAGCAAGAAAGGCAAAATATTTGCCGGTGCTTTAGCGGTTATTCTTTTAGTGATTATATACAGTTATATATTTTAAATAAATAGGAGATTATAAGATGTTAGGTGGGTTACCAGTAGAAATGATTACAATGCTAGGTTCTAGTGTTCTAGGTGGAGTAATGTCTATCTGGGGTCAAAGTATTAAAGCAAAACAAGCACAACAAAAAATGCTACTTGCTAGGGGAAAATTTCAAATGGATGAAATTGACAAAGCAAGACGTTATGAAAATACAGGTTTTCAGTGGACTAGAAGAATTATAGCATTAACTGCTGTATTCTTTATTATTGGATGGCCTAAAATAGTACCTGTATTTTTTGATACAAGTGTTTATTTAACTTGGACTGAATTTACTAGAGGATTTTTATTCTTAATAGAACAAAAAGAAATTACTATGGATAAAGAATTTTTTGGTGTAGTTATTACGCCATTAGATACTCACCTAATGTCTGCAATTATTGGATTATATTTTGGTGGAAGCTTAGTTAAAAAATAATGCGAGTATCAGATAATACAAGCGTGAGCATGCCCATGAGAAATCTCATTAGTATACTCGGGGCTACAGCTCTAGGTGTGTGGGCTTACTTTGGCGTGATTGAACGCCTAAATAACATTGAAACCCAAGGTAAGTTAATGCTAGCAGACGTAGATAAAAATACAGAGTTTAGAATTAAATGGCCTCGTGGTGAAATGGGTTCCCTCCCCGCCGATAGTCAGCAGGACATGCTCATCGAGTTCATGGCAACTCAAATTGAGGCTATGCAAGAAGAAATGGAAGGTATGATGAGTAATACTGTAAATATAAAGAGAGCACAACAGGATATTGAAAAATTAATTATAGATACAGAGAAACTTGAGGACAAAGTGAGGGCAAATGGAAGTCATTAGTGTAATACTTATGTTTGTTTTTGGTAATATGAATGACCAAGCAAATCAAATGACACAATATATACCTATGGAGTCATTATCTAAATGTATGAAAGAAGTACGATTACTTAAAAAGAAAAATACAGGATATGATAAGGATGCTTTTTGTGGCCCAGGTATTGTACATATAGAAGATGGCGAAGTTATTGCTCTTTACAATGAAGTACCAGAAGGTGCTACAATGGTTAAGAAAGATATAGACGCAAAAGCATTTGAAAGGTGGACATTAAGAGCAAAAGAAAAGTGGAATAAGAATTAATGAAAGACACTTTAGTATTAGCATTTGTATTAAGTTTTTTAGTAGTAATTAGTTTACCAGTATGGGGAGATTCTACAAATGATACAAATTCTCAAACTAATTCATCTGGCAGTAATACCCAAATTACAGGTGGATATACATCAACAACAACAAACAATAATGATGGGCAAACAAATACAACAACAAATACAACAACAAATAACAGCACTACAAATGGGTCAGATGTACCCGTTAATTCAGCTAACGCCCCATCATTTTCTGCAATGTCTCAAGATGTATGTAGCACTGGTATTAGTGGTTCCGTTTCTACTTTGGGTTTTGGCGTATCTGGTGGCAAGCATGTCCGGGATTTAAATTGCGAGCGTATAAAATTAAGTAAGGTGCTTTTTGATTATGGAATGAAAGTAGCGGCTGTGTCAATTTTGTGTCAAGATGAGCGAGTTTTTTCTGCAATGGCTCACGCAGGCACTCCTTGTCCATTTGAAGGAAAGATAGGAAAAGAGGCATTAGAACAGTGGAATAAATATGATATTGAAAGACCAGATTATGATTCTTATGTGTCAAAACTAAACAATCGTTCTAAAATTGATGAAGAATTAGCGGAGATAGCAAGACAAGAAGAAGAAGAAAGATTAAGATTAGAAAAAGAAACTTTAGCTAAAAAAATAGCAAAAGAAAAAGCTAAACTTGAAACACTAAAAGCACAAGAAGAATTAGATAACATTGTAGGTACTATTATTGAAACAGATTTAGAAACAAGTCAAACAAGAATAATTAATGTTCACAAATGATAAAGAGTGCAACATTATGGATGGTTAGGATATATATTATATGGTCAGTTTGTTTAGACATAAGTATAATTGGAGGTCTTTTTTATTACTTCTTTGTGCGTTAGCAATATCTTTTAAGTCTTTTGGAGAGACAGTAACTACAGGAAATTTATTACCTAATGCAGGTGATGGTGTAGATTGGAACTCTAATAATACCGACCAAATTAATTCTGCTAATTCATCCGGATATGTTACTAATGGCTCTACTGTTAATGGTTTTGATATTACTTGTACTAACCAATCTAATTGCGGATATAAATATAACGTAGGGGGTGACTTTGAAGTAACAGGTACTGCAAAAGTTACTGCGGACAATATTAATTTAACAAGTAATTCTATTACTCAATCAATGCTAGATAATGGAGTTACACTAAATAGTTATGTTGATGTAGCAAACTGTGAAAGTACACAAGGTAATTGTGAATCTAAAGGTGGTAATAATGATTCTCATACTGTAACTATTGTACTAAAAGATTCTAGTGGTAATATATTATCTACTACAACACAAACTAGAACAGAAATTACTGGATTTCAAGGAAATTGTAATGGATATCCGGGCACAACTACTACAGGTATAACTACAGCGTGTGGTCAGTATAATGATAGAATTATTTATTTAGGTGTAGGCTCCAATAAGGTAGATTGGTCTTGGGAAGGAACTGATAGTAATTACACTAATCAATCTAGACAAGGGCCAAACTTGTTAGGTGCAAAGATGACAATGACCTACAATAGCACCGAGTATGACCCTATTGATGATGAAATAATAGAAGATATTGAAGACATTGTAGAAAATATTCCAGAAGATTTTGATTGGAATACGGATGATTTATACTTTGAAGAAGAATATATAATTATAGAAGATGAATTTACATTTGATGAAATTTATTTTGAAGATATAGAAACAATCTATATAGAAGATTTACCTCCAATAATGGAAGAGTTTGATATGGAGGGTTTTGAAGAAATGCCAAATATTGAAGAGGCATTTTTTGAAAATGATTTTACAATGGAGACTCCTCCTGTAATAATAGAAGAGGTATTCACAGAAGAATTTAAGGAGGACTTCACAGAATTTTTAGAAGAGACTGGCATGGAAGAAGAGTTCATGGAGTTTCTTGAGGAAGAAGGCATTACAGCCGAAGAGTTTTTTGAAGAGATAACTGAGGAGGAGTTCAATGATGAACTTACTGAGGAATCTTTTGAAGAGTTTGAGGAACCGATGGAAGAAGTCGCAACAAACGAAGATAGCGTACCAGAGGTTATTGAAGATGAAAAAGAAACAATGGAGGAACCTACTACATCTGAGTCAGAATCAGTTGAAGAAGAGTCAACAGAGATAGCAAAGAATGAACCCACAGAAGAAGAAAAATCCAATAGCGAAGGAACTGAGGAGTCCGAAGTACAGCCAGAAGATAGTGAAGAGCAAGACGGTGTACAACAGGAAGACGGAGAAAAAGTGGACACCAAAGACGGGGTTATTACAGATGTTGCAAAGGTAGAAAGCAAATTTAAAAAGAATTTAAAAGTTATAGTAAAACAAATAGCAAAAATAACAAAAGAAACAACTCAAAACTTAACAAAAGAGGATTTATTTTTTAAAGGAAATGACCTTGATGCGTATAAACAAATAGCATTTTATACAGCAAAAGAAGTGTATGAAAATACAAATATGGGTTTATTTTTACAAATAGATTTATCTCCTTATACAGGAGATATTTATGTAGGTACTAATTTAAATGCCTACAAAGAAAATGACCCTATTGAAATTAATAGAGTTAAATTAATTAATATAACAAAAGCTAAAAACAAATTGTTAGCTGAATTGGAGGCACTAAAACAATGAAAATAATGGATAAATTAAGTACATACGCCGCATTATTAGGCGTTATTGGGGCAATCGGTGGGGGCTTTTACACTTGGGGTCAGTTTAATTCACGATTAGATGCAATAGAAGCAACACCATCCGTTGACTTATCACCATTAATAGCCAAAGATAAAGAATTAGCTAACAAAATAGATGAAGCATTATTATATGCTAACGAATACAAAGTAGATTTAATTGATAGAATTAAAAAGGTAGATGATAAAATTGTACCAGTAAATCTTACAAAGGTATTTGCAGAAATAGGTAAAGTTAGAGAACTTATTGCTATGATACCGCCCCGTGTTGATTTAAAACCTATTCTTGAAAAACTTCAAATGTTAGAAGAATATGGTTGGGAATTAGAAGAAGACCTTGAAGAACTTTCTAAACAAACTGCAATTGTATCAAAAGAAAATGAATTGCAAGATGTACTTATAGAAGAAATTAAATTAAAAGCGGATAACCCATTAGCCAACTAATTTTTTTATAAAATTTTAGGTGTAAACTAGTATGTCATTTTCTGCATGTCTTGTAGCATAACAGTAAAGACTTCATCAGAATACTTTATCATAGATTCTATAGCAGGAGTATTTTCATAAGATGGGTTCCATTTATCCATAGCCTCTGTAAATTCGTTTGCAGGGGCTATTTTTTTTTCTAGGATTATTAATCCTTCGGTAGTTAGTTTTAATTCAAAACTAGCGAGAGTACTTGAGTTTTTGTTCATATATCATTTTTTAGTATCTCCCTTGTTAACATATTTTTTATTAAATTGATAATAGCTTAATTCTTTTACATCCTTTCTAAATTCAGCTACTTGTTCTTTTTCTCTCTTTCTTATTTCTTGAAATTGCTCTTCCTCAGTAGGAAAAAATATTGCTTCATTTGTTTGTACATCTTTAGGTTTTTCATTAAGTTGTTTAGGTGGTTCTAAAGCTATTCCTTTTTCTACTATTTCAAAAAATTTTTTATGATTATGATATATTTTTCCTTCATTTTCTAAAGTTATTTCCCAATCATTATCAGCAATATCATCTAATTTTCTTATCTTAACTATTTTCATTTCTTTTCCTTAAAATGTATTTCACCTGCTATAGCCCCATACGCCGACATATCAATGTATGTATCTTTACTAGTAGCACCTAATTTAGTTCTAGCAATTTTTAATAAGCACATCATAATAGCTACATTTTCAGCAGTTATAGGATAACCTAAATAAGCACTCCAAAGATTAGCTATATTTCTGTGATTTTGTGCTTTATCACCATAATCTTTTTGACGTTGACCACCAACTAATTTAACTGCTTCTTCTAAAAAATCTTTTGTGTTACTCATTTTTTTTTCTTCTTAAATTTTCTACCTACAAAAAACACTATAGTATTTATGCAAGTATTTATTGTTACCATAATTAAAATCCACCATTGCCAAAATTCAACTGTCATACCTTTATTAAATCATTCATAGGAACTAAATATCCTTTTGATGTTAGATTATCACCACCCGGAACTACCCTGTAATCTTTACTAACTAATTTTTTTAATCTAGTCAAAGGAATATGTATAGAAAATAAATGTCTATCTCCTTTACTAACTATTTTAAATATCCATGTATCTGATTTACTTGTAGTAATTCCGCTATTTTTACCTCTAGATTGAAATTCTACATAAACATTACCTGTTTTATGTGCCATCCTATCTGTTTTTAGCTCAAAATTTTCCATAGATTTCATTACAAGCTTTTCATGTTTTTTACCATATGATAAATCTTTATTAAATTTAGTTATAGAAAAATCACTTTCTTTTAATTTTTTTATGCTACTAGATTTATTTTCTGATATAATACTCAATTTAATTTTCCTATTTTAACTTTTTCTATGTTATCAGATAGCATTTCAGAAGTAATTTCCCCTTCTTTAGATTCTAACTGAACCATTTTATCCATTACAGCCATTTGACCTTTTTGCACTACACCATCTAAATCCGTATCAATAATATCCATAAGACCTTTTAAAACAAAAAAAGCTGATGGTATAGGGTTTTTAGGGTCAGTAGTATCATATGCAGTTACATCAAATGCTTGTCCATCTTCTGATGGTGTCATTATAAGATAAAACTTATTAGGTAGTAAAGACATTTTTTCTGTTTCTAATTCTGTGTTATTTATAACCATTCTTGAGGTATCCTTTTCTCTGCCCAAAGTATTTTATGCTTATCACACCATGCACCATAAGTTGTTTTACTGGATTTGTTAAGTTTATTATTAGCATTTACAAATAAAAATCTAATATCTATATCTGGATTTTGTTCTTTAACAAGTAAATGTTTTTTTCTATCTGCTGAATCAAAAAATCCTTTTGTTTCTATATATATATCTTGTTTAGTAAGATAAAAATCGGGAGTGTAGCGTTTAATTTTGGGTTGGTATTCGAGGTAAAACTTTTCATAGTCATATTTAACATTGTTTTTTATCAACCAATGAGCAAAACCTCGTTCAAATTCAGACCTAAAGCCTTTACGCAAAGTCATATAAGCGTTTTCATTTTAAATTTGTTTGTTAAATCAATGTTATTAACAAATACAGTAGCTAACATAGGTGCGTGTTTTTCTAATTCTATTATTGCTTCATTAATTTCTATAGTAGGTAGAATAGCTAACTTACCTTGTTTAATTCGTAAATGTAATGCATTAAAATAATTATGTATTGTTCTAGTTTTTCTAGGCACATTATCTTCTCTATAATACCCGTTTCTACCTATTGTTTCTCTCATTATAAGAGGATGACAATTTTCTGTACTCCTCATAAATTCTCTCATTTCTCCTCCGCCTTCTCTTAATTCATTTTCTGTATATACCCAAACTGCATCTTTGTTTGTTAATATATCATCTTTACGAAAAGGACTTGATAACCATAGTACGTTCATATATTTTTTACCTCCGTATTTTTTAATTTGTTATACCAAACAAAAGGTTTAGATTTAGCTTTAGATGTAACTTTTTCATGTAATACAGCTTTAGGCCAACAATGTTTTCTAAACTCACAATAACCGCAAATACTTTCTAATGTTGTGTTTCCCGTGGGTATTCTTATACCTTTTTGTTTACCCGATTTAGGTACATAAGTTTCTTCTATTTCTGTAAATAACTTTTCAAATTTAGTTTTAGAAGTAAGTACTTTAATTGTTTCGTTAGCTTGTTCTAACATATCTTTTCTATCTTCTTGTTGGTCTTCTGGAGCCTCACATATAGCAAATTCTCCTGTAACTTTATTTATAGCTATCCAACCACCAAAAGGTGAGTTATCAGCCTCACTATACATATGCCCTTGCATGATATAACCAAAAGAATCATTTTCTTTTATTTTATTGTAACTACCATATTCACCAAACTTACCAAGAAAACTTGCAGGACTTGCAGATTTTATATCCCAAACTCTTCCATCTATTTTAACATCGTAAGTACCTTTTAATTCTATATTTCCTATTTTCAACGACACAGGTTCTTGTAACTTTTCTATGTTTACACCCGCACCTCTCATAACTGCTATAGTAACCGCTTCTAGCAAATCACCTATTAAAAACTTTATTATTGTATTATATTGAAATTCTTTTTTAACACCTTTTTTTTCTAATTGCTGTTGACACAAAGGTTTTCCTAGATTAGACATACGAATACGCCAATCCATTTGTTCATTAAATTGTTTTTCTAATGCTTTACCACATGATTCTTTAAACTCTTTAATAATAGCAGGGGAAAGCGGTTTAGACTTTCCCCCAACTGCGTCATAGAGAAAATTCTCTATTAGAGTAGATAACATACTGCTATTCGTCTAACTCAATAGCTAGGGAGTGGTCGCCATCTTTAGTTTGTTGTTTAACAGCAGTTCTATGTTTCTCCATAACGCCTTCATTTACGGACTTTGTTACAGCCGCAAATTCTTTTAATAAAACAGTGTCTTGGTCAGACATTGCTACTGATTCTCCAATCTTAATATCCATAGCAAAATAAGTATTACCACCTGTTTTTTGCTTTTTAGTAGATAATAAAAGAGTGTTTCTTATCATTGGTTTCTTTTGAGTAGCTAAAGATTTAAGGGCTGTAGCCACGGGTATGTAATTAACACCTTTAGCATAAAGAACACAAGGAATTTGTTTTAAACTAACATCCTTTCCATCAGATTTCTTACCTTCCATATCTGCAACCCCGTATAATACTTGATTACATTTTATAGAACTTTGAATTATTTTTTGTGGGTCAGTATCTGGTAAGTCTTTTAACTCCTCCCTAGATAACTTTCCACACTTATAACCACCACTAGAATCTGGAAATTGGTCTCCTAAAGATGGTCTTTGCACACTAGATGTAAAGACTTCTTCGGTGTTATCCCAATAGCTGTAAGCAAACAACCTAGCAAAAGGTCTAAAGGTTGCTGTTTTAGCGTATACACTATCTCCGTCAACTTTTAAAACGTAATGACCCCTCGGTAAAGGATTTTCATTTTCATCTTCTGTTTGATAGTTAATGGATAGTCTAGATAGCACTGAACCCTCTTGGCTACTATTATCTAACTGTCCTGTTAGTTTCATTAATTCTGCATCACTTAAAGAATTTAAATCATTCGGTATAGCAATAGCATTAGTTTGTGTATTATTTTCAATCATCGGAATTATATACCTCCTTCATATTTAGCCAATCATTACCTATTTTTAATTCGATTCCTATTGGCATCGTATATTTGAAACCATACCGCCTTTCACATTCATCTGATATAGACAGCATAGCCTCCTTTAAAGTTTCGATAGCTTGTTTATCTTCGTCTGGATACACATCCAAAACGATACTATCATGTACTGTGTTACACACTATAGACTTTAATTCGTTTTTTGTCAATAGCTTATTTAAATTAATTAGTGCAAGTGGCAACAAATCTGCTGTCGCAAATCCCTGTACAGGATAATTCTTAATAGCAGTAGAATTTGTTACACTCCCACTGCGTAATCTCTCAACATTAGGGAAGAAATATTGTCTTCCACTAGGTAATCTTATTTTATTTGACATAAGTGCTTCATTTTGTAATTCAGTATGCCACCTAGTTATTCCCAAATACTTATTTTTAAAAGCACGGTAATATTGCATCTGTTTTGGAGTACCTAAGATACCCCCATATAGCGGTTTAAAAGTATCTGCTTTAGCTTTTTGTCGTGATACTCCAAGTATCTTTGCAGTATAGCTATGAACATCAACTTTGTTTTTTATGTCTTTTAAAACTTGTTCGTCTTTAGCTAAAAATCCTGCAACTCTAAATTCTAATTGTGAATAATCACCTTCTAATATCTTCCCACCTTCCCACCTAGATGTAATACATTCTCTAACAGGAAAAGTATTACCTCTAGGCATGTTTTGGAAGTTAGGATTACGAGAAGATAATCTGCCAGTGCTTGTAACACATTGCATAAATTGTGGATGTACCATCCCATCTTTACTAATAGCTTTTTGCATACCCTCAACAAAAGTTCTTAGATAAGTTCGTATAGCAGAATAGCGTACATACCTTTTTAAAAATTCGTGTTCTACACCTTTTGTCGTTGATAAATAACTTTCTAAAATTACTTTGTCAGTTTTAAATCCCATAGCAGAACAATCAATAACATTTCTAGGTTTTAATCTTAATCCTGCTCTTTCATTTGTATTTTTAAATATTAAACCTTTTGTACCACAAGTTTTACAATGTCGTTTTACATTACTTGGTGTACCATCTTTTTTCATGTAAGTGTATTTACCAGTTCCTTCACAATTATGACATATAATTCCATGCGTTTTAAACTCTGGTCTTGCTAAAGAATTTATTTCTATATAAAAATCATTCATGTTAGCAAAGTTAGTTCTTCTTTTAGGTTTTTTTGTATTTCCTCTTTCTTCATAACCAATATTAAATCTTGTTGCCCACATTTTTTTGTCAGTAACTTGCATCGAATAAAAAAGTATAGACCTATCTTCTGGTGAATCTAAATTTATAGGAGTGTCGCCCATAAATATTTTTACTTTTTCATTTAAATATTTTTGTAAATCTACTAATTCTTTTTCAAACTTAACTTTTATGTTATTTAAAATGTTAGTATTAATATGCAAACCGTTCATTTCAATGTTAGCTAAAACTTTTGTTAGTTCCATAGACATTTGTATTGTTGGTACAATGCTAGTTGTCATATAAATCTCCCCAATTCATTTTTAATTTACTTAACTGTGCCATGGCTAATTGATAAGTACTTTCAACATCTTGTTTACCATACTCATACACTATTGTCCAAGGTATTCTTTCATAGGATACTTTATTCTTCATAAATGGTTGAATTAATTCACTTTTTTTAAGTGCAACACCCTTTCTTTTACAACAATCCTCTAATGAAAATCCCCACTTAATACCTCTTGCCATAATATATTCCATAACCATAGTGTCATGTAATTTTTTGTCGTAAGTAAAACCACATTGTACTAACCAACTAAAATCAAATTTTATGTTATGTCCTATAAGTACATCAGTTTTATCTAAAACATTTTGTAAAATTTTTTGTGCATTAGGTGTTGGAGGTTCGTCTCTATGATAAAAACATAAATACTCAACTGGATTGTCATCAATCTTATAACCAACAGAAACTAAATTGTTTCCGTTAAATGGACTAGATATTATTTTATTTTCGTCATCAACATCAAATGTTGTTTCTACATCAACTGTCGTTATCACTTTCAAAAACTCCCCTCTGTATACTTATTCTTGCATGTCTTGAACCATGCCA